TCCAGGACACGTCGCACGAAAGATGCTTCGAAGGGGTGGAATCTCGTATTCGATGAACCACGTTTCAGTTTTATTCTTTCTCACGATACTAATATACCAAGAATTTCGAGGATGTAAATAAAATAGTGAAAGTATTTCAACGTTGAATATCAGGCACTTGCATCAGCTCGAAATCTAATTGTATGAAAATAGTCTTTTTTCAGCTCTAATTGTGTGAAAATACGCTTTGCGAGCGCCTGGAGAGATCTAGTTGTATGAAAATGTTTATTCGCGCATATGACAGTGCAGATCAACGGCTTGCATGAATAGACGTCAAAAAGATGAACATGTACACGAACATGTTCCGAAGAGAGAACGACTTTAGGACTTCTTCCTCGTTCCGTATTCGTCCGGATTAGGCATACGTCGAAATCATTCGCACCAGTTCAGCCTCAGAGAGATTGGCACCACCGGCCGCATACATGTTCAAGCCGCGTGAGAGCTTGCGAAGATTGGCCGTCTGCTTCGATTTTCCCTGTTTAAGAATGCCGATGACCTTCAGGCGTTCTGGCTTTGAAAGAGAGAGACCGCCTTGTAGAGGAACTTTGTCGCAGATCTTTTCCATGAATTCATAGACTTCTTCGTCGGTCGGATTGATGTCAATCATGTAGGCTCGAGTGCGAATCGCGCCATCCGGATCGAGTTTGTCCATGTTCAGATTCGAGATGAAGATGACCTTGCCGGTGAATTCAAAGTAACGAGGAATCTGGCCAGCATCTAGAATCTCTTCATCCGATTGCTCAGAGTCCGGATCGACGACATTGGATCCACGTTTATTCCAGACCAGCTTACGAACTTTCTTAGTGTCCGTTGCCGCCTTCAGAATGTTGCGTGCCTCCTGATCTTTCAATGCATCATCGGAATCGTCGAATAGAACCACACCGTCTTTGTAACGAAAGAGGAGAGTGTACAGACCGGCAGGTGAAGCTGTTCCAGTATTTTTAAAATATCCATCGCCATCTTTAAGTCCAAGTTCATGGAGCACTTCCTCGACCGTATGGGTCTTGCCGACGCCACCGCGGCCGGCAACGAAGAGGGCATTCGAGGATCCAGAAATCGTCATCTTGATAAGATGTGTCAGATCATCGAGCTGTGTGGTAAAAGGAAGTCGTTCAATTAGCTTTTCCACCTTCTGATCAGTTGCATAACGATCCGGTGATCCGCGAGAAACAGATGCACCAGTACATCCCAAGTCGGCCAGAATCTTAGATTTGGCGATGACTAGCTCACGAAGATCCGAAGCCTGACCAGACCAGACAAATCCTTGCCCCTTCTTCGTGATGTAGTTGGGAAACTCTTTGACCAGAGCATTGAAGATGAGCTCGCCGGTTTTACGATATTGATCGTAGATAGATCCAGCACCATACTTCTTGAATTTGTTGTCCTTGATCATCGCGATGATGCCATCATAGGCTTCTTCAGGATGTACAGACTCAATGAGGATAGAAGCTCGGCTGAGATCCAAAGACTCATTGAGATCGATTTTTTTAGGAGGGGTGAGAAAGTGACCAGATTTCACATCACCCTGGAGCATGTCGACAATCACTGGAAGAATTTGTACCAGAGACAGCTCGGCATCGAATTTGGCGTGAAGCGGATTTCCATCTAGCCAAACATCGGCCGAACTAACTCCACTCAGGCCAATTGAATTGGGCGATGACCAGTTGATGCGAACCGAACTATTATCGGAAGGAATGAAAAAACGAATGCCATATCCATGTCCAGACTCAGAATTAGTAAATTCCTCGGCTTCTGGAAAATTAAAAAGATCCTTGCCGAGTTTTCGATGGATGTATGACTTAATTAAAATGGCCGCCTTATGAAGGCCGGCCGGCGATATTCCTTCAGCGAGGTATGATTTGAATGATTTCATGTGTGCTTACGGTGTTTATGGTATTTATACACCTCACCTGCTCACTTCTAATCCATCTTCGAGCCTCTTCGCGATCCTCTTCTGTCGGCTGCATGGCAATGAAAATATCATCTAGACTCATGTCTGTGACAACAATTTCAGTTTTCATACTCTGATATTCGAAATTGATATGCTCTTCCGAACTTTATCCCAGGGTTTAATTGAATTAGATTCAGATGGAGAATCACTTTCACTTCCAGAATCGATCATCGTCTGAGCCGATGCATTTACATCGTAGAGGCGCATTTTCGCCTTGTCAACGCCAACAATAAACCTTTTGTTGGTAGTCTTATTTGAATATCGATTCTTCAACTGTTTCACCATATATTGGCCAAGCTTTTCAAGTTGTTCCGTTTCATTGATCGAAATCATAAAATCTGCCGTTCCAGTCAAAGCAAATGAATCGGCGACGTCGACCATATCAGGATCCGATGACTTCATTCCACCTCGATTTACCTGTGTTGCCGTCCAGATTGGAACATTAAATTCAATTGCCAATCCGCGCAACTCTTCGGAAATAGCCTTGACGAACGAATTGGTATTGACAGACCCCGAAAGACCTTTGATGCGAGCCGATGAACAGATTCCAATGTAGTCGACAAAGATAATATCTGGAATAAAATTCTTCTTCATCTTGAGCTCGTTGAGGAGCGCTCGAAAATGACCAGAGTGACCGGCCGCTGTTGGATATTCCTTGATGATCAGCTTACCTTGCGTTTTAGCGGAAATTTTCTTTATCTTTGAATCAAAGATATCACGAGGAAGAGATTCAATTTGATCGAGATTGACGTCGAAAAGGTTAGCATCGATGCGTTCAGCAATCCTTTCCTCTGACATTTCAAGGGTAATGTAAAGAACATTCTTTCCCTGTGAAAGATATGAAGAAGCCAGATGACAAAGCACCAGAGATTTTCCAACATTCACACCAGCCATGATGATGTTCAATGTTTTCTTGGGAACACCGCCACGCGTGATTGAGTTAAGCATGTTGATGTCAAAGGGGAATCGCGATTCCTTCTTATGATAATACTCATATCGAGAAGTTGCATCTGAGATATAATCGTGACCCACCGATGTATCAAATGTAACAGACAGAGCCTTTTGCAAAATATCGGGAATCGATCCGGGTGCAACATCTTTACGCTTCCCATCGATAATAGCAATCGATTCCATGACGGCTAAGAATACAGATCGCTCTTGACAGAACTTTTCTGTGCGATTTAAGAGCCATTCACGATCGACCTTTTCATACTCAACAAGGCCTCCAATAATTTCCCCAGCTCGATTCTGTGATTCTATAGAACCTTTACCTCCCGCTTGAAGTTCAATTACAAGAGCCGATGGAGTTGGAAGCCTATTGTATTTAAGAATGAAATCGAGGATTAGTTCATAGACAATTCTTTCTCCACCTTCAAAATATTCGGCCTTGACGTGGGGCATTGCTTTTCGACAATATTCCTCATCGTGGAGAAATGATTGAAGTATTATTTTCTGTAAGTTGGCTTCCATTTAAATTTCCAATTTTATATTCTATAGAATCAGTTAGAATCGAAGTGAGCACATCACCGGCATATCGATGGAATTTCAAATCATCTTGAAATTTTCGATTGTGCAATATTGTAAAGTGATATGAAAGTTTAATCGAATCGATTTGAGTTTCCTCGCGGATGCCGACCCGATCATATTGATAGACTGTTCCTTTATACGGGCCACTCAAGAGAACGATCATTCCACATTGATCGTGTAGAGTGTTAAATACACCGATGCGATAGTCGATGTCTTTAATTGGCTTCTGCAGCATCCCCATCATTCGAAGAATTTGAATGAGAGGCGAGCATTTCCGTATTGCCCAGAGAAAAGGTTGATTCAACATATTTTTTGAAGTCAGTATTATTAAAGATGACATCCCAGAAACTCTTATCGAAGGTTTGTTCTTCGCGAGTGCTTTTGGAAAGTTCTTTTTTTGTCGATGGATTGTAGGCTACATACCATCCATTCTTTGGCTTGATGACAAATCCACCGGCTATAGCTACATCAAGGAGACCTGAATAGCGCTGAATGCCTTTGTCGAATCCAACCGTGATCATGATCTTAGATTTTTCCTTGACGAAGCGGGACTTTTCGACATTGATGACAAAGCGATATCCATGGAGACCCTCGTCATCTTTATCCTGCTGACGGCCAAGAATCCAAATATTGTCTGCCGAATATGTTATGCCAGTACCACCTGACACGATCGTCTTCGAATACATTTCCTGTGTCTCATAGGTATGAGCAATTGATATCATTGAAATGTCCTTGAGCTTTAGAATCGGCGTGACCATTCGAAAGAGACCCTTCAGAGCTTTGGCTCGAGTCATGTCGGCTACAGACTTTTCATTGATCGCATCTTCAACCTCTTTCTTCGAAGCCAGATTGCCGATGGAATCAATCATGATAATTACCTTGTCTCCTCGATTCAAAGTATTCAATTGAGAAACCAAATCAAATTTAAGTTCTTCAATGTTGGTGATAGGCGAATGAAAGACGCGAGTCTCATCGATGCCAAAGGATTTAAAGTATGATTTCGGAGAACCGAATTCCGAATCGTAGAAAAGACAAGCCGATTCCGGATATTTTTTCAAATATGCTGCGACCATTAGAAGACCGAATGAACTTTTAAAATGCTTTGATGGGCCAGCTAAAACAGTAGAACCGGAAGTAATGCCACCATCAATCAAGCCAGAAAGCGCTACATTGATCATGGGAACTTCGGTCGATACCATTTCATTTTCAAATAGATTGGAAGCTTCTAGAGTTGTAGAGAGAGCCAATTTTGAAGCCGCGCGAATTCTAGAGATTAGTAGCGCAGTGCGAGGATTTTGCAGTGTTTTATCTTTAGGCATAGAATCAATATATCATAGGTTCATTAAAAGTAAACAACCAATTAAAAAAATGTTTCCAATGAAGAAGCTTGTCCAGATTCAATGTTTCTTCTAACATTATCTTGAACGAGGAAATTGCCAGGGTAATTATCAAGTGAAAGCTTATTTTCTATAAACGCCTTTGCCATTCGAGCCGCATATTCAGCCGTTGTAACTGGAACATTCTGGCAGATATGATTGAAATTCCTCTTGGCATTATGAATCTGAAAGTCTAGAGGCATTTTCATGATCGAAAGACATTCGCGAACCGTGAGGAATCGATCTTCTCGATGATGGGTAAGCATCGTTGGCATGTGACCAACAAAGGCTCCGATGATATCACATGGCACCTCAATTTGCTTTCGCATGATGTTTCCACCTAATCCTAATTTCAAGTGAATATCCGCACATCTCTTGGCGAGTTTGGGAAAGCCATGGGCGTCCATCCATTTTCCAACTCGAAGATAGTCATGACCGGATGCGGCTTCGATTACTCGAAGAACATTGGCCGTTCGTGTCAGCGAAGAAGCAAATTGAGCATGTGATATGCCTCCATGAATTTCTTCGAGCACGTAACGGTAATAAGGATTTTGCGAAGGTGTTTTTTCATTGAGTGTAATGACCGACATTGGATCGGCATGATGTGCCAATTTGGCGCCATCGATAGTGTCTTCGATCCGTTCATGGCAGCCAGGATTGCAAGATTCCAACGTTGGAATTTTATCTCCTTGCCAAAAGAAGTAGAACGTTCGTTCACGAACTTGTGAAAGTCCATGGGTTAAAGATCTGGTTTTGAAGATTGAAAAGGCATAACCATTCTCTCTTCCGATCTGCCGCAGACGCTCCACAACCGGTTCTCCGAGCTTGGATGCCAGTCGTGGCGCATTCTCACCATACATTACTCGCGGCTTCATGGAAGAAAGGACGTATTCCGCGGAACGGAACATCCATTCATTCATCGGAGAATTGCCCGCGGCGGATTGAGATAGTGCCGAAAGACCCGCACATGGACATGTAGTCGAAACAACGTCGACCGCATGAGGATGCTTACCGCCTTCATCTAGCAAAATGTAGGGTATCAGATTGTCATAGTAGTTTACCAGATGATAATCATGTGCCTTGAATGGCGAATATGACAGAAGATAGTCTGGCCTTGTGCCAAATATATTTTGAGCGGCGATTGTCATTCCGCCGATAAGAGGAACGATTGAGGCG